CCAACTTGCGAAACGTTAGCGTGCTGCCTCCTGTAATCCTGTTTCTTTTAAGATTATTTCAGCCATTGTTTCACGATTTAATGTTGCAAATTTACAACTGTAATAACCCTTTTCGACACGAAACACTAATAAATAATGATTCTAAATAATATACTTATCAACAAATATTGACATAATAGATATAAGTTATATCTTTGCCAAATGCAGCAAAAGACATGTTATACTACTGTCAACAAGAAGTTTGAGGAGTTCATGGTGAATGAACAACGGTATAACATCATCTGGGGCGGAGCATCAAGCGGGAAAAGTCAGGCAGCAGCACAGAAAGTCATAAAACGGTGCATAACAGAGGTAGGGACAAAAGAACAGCCGTTCTGCCATGCCTTTACTGTTTTCAGGAAATATGGTACGACAGTATTAGGTTCCGTCTTTGCACAGATAAGGGACGAACTTAGAAGGATGGGCATTGATGACCTGGTAACGATAAATCCTTCTTATCACAATTTTAAGTTCTGGAATGGAGCCGAGATACGCTGTATCGGGTTGGATGATCCTGAAAAGCTAAAATCTATCTTCAGCACAGCAGCATGGGTGGAGGAGGCTACTGAGTTGGAGGAAGCCGACTGGACACAGTTGGATTTAAGATACAGGGGAAAGTCACAATATTATTACCAACTCATTCTTACTTTCAATCCTATTGATGAATCACATTGGATAAAAAGGCAGTTCTTTGATACCACGCAGGGAGGGTTGACATATACGTTACATACGACCTACATGGATAATTTTTTCACCGATGCACAGTATAAGCAGGTTTTGGCTGACAGGTATTCATTTGACCCTAATCTTAACAGGGTTTATGTTCTGGGGCAGTGGGGCAAGGTAAAGACCGGCAGTGAGTTTTTCTTTAACTTCAGGTACGACAGGCACGTTAAAGACGTGAAATATGTTAACCAGATGCCTATACATATCTCTATTGACTTCAACGTTAATCCTTATATTTCTGCTACTGTTTCACAGATCATAAAGCGTGAGATACCTGATGGCAGTGGAGGTGTTAAGCCTTATTTCTTCATCAATGTCCTGGATGAATTTGCCTTACCTAATCCTTATAATACCAGTGAGCGTTTATGTGAGGAGATAATAATAAAGTATAGGTACGAACTGAAGTACGGTGTTTATCTCTATGGTGATGCCTCCGGTAAGACCAGGGACACAAGGAGCAACGTGACTGACTGGGATATTGTAGAGAGTTCGATGAGCAAATACCTGCATAACTATTCTATGCGTGTGCCGAAGGCAAATCCTTTAGTAAGGAAAAGACGGTGGTTCATCAACAAGTTACTTTTTGGCGGGTTCAATATGGAGTTAAGCATTGACCAGAAGTGCAAAAAGACAATATTGGATTTTCAGTCATTGATAGAAGCTATGGATGGTTCTGTACAGAAGCAGGTAAAGCGTGATCCTAAGTCACAGGTTATCTATGAGTTGTACGGACATCATTCTGATACTGTAACTTATATGATCTGTGAGGCTTTCTCCACACAATTTGAGAACTTCATGTAAATTTATCAACAAATGTTTAAATGCTTAATTATCAATTTATATTTGCAGTTCATTTAAAGTAATATTTTAAGTAGATGGCATACGTTGAAAAGAGGAAAGATGGCAGAGGCAGACCCAAAGGTAACGGGCCGAGGCATATCCGACCTAAGACAGAAATAGTAGTAGCCGATGCAGCCATAGAAGAAATAGCAGAGAATGTTGATAATATCCGGGAAGCTATCCGTGCTGCCCTTGTAGATAACTTACCTAATCTTGGGCCCTGGTTGAAAGCCGTTGGCAAGGATGACCCAAAAGGAGCTTTGACAGCCTTTAAAGATTACAGCGAATTTGTCTTAGCAAAATACCAACGTTCAGACCAGAAGTCTGACGCTGCCCCTGTCAATGTGGTATTTGAAACTATCGGGGAACATAAAAAACGAACTAAAAAAACTACCGAAAATGACGACCAGTGAACTTATCATCCGTCTTGCAGAAATAATACGCAGGGACGAAAAGCATAAAGATTACGCACGGGTGTGCGCATTTTCTAAACTTTATACCCAACTTGTCACAGGTGAGGACATGGATGAACTGTTACACCAGTTCACGCCCAGAGAGAGCCTGGTGATGTTTGAACAACGTAAAAGACTGACACAGCATATCACAAAGACTGTTTCCCAGAACGTGATGGATATTTTTTACAAAGTTCCACGAAGCAATTCCGTACAACGAAACATCGGTTACAAGGATAATGACACAGCCCGGTTGAAGGAGTTAAACGGATTGCTTCTGGAATTTTGGGGTGATCAGTCCCTTGACGACTACATGAATATGCGGTGGTTTGAGTTAAACTTCATTGACCCTAATGCTTTTGTCGTTACTGAATGGAAGGATTTCGATAACACACAGGAACGTGCTACGCCCTATCCTTTTGAAGTGGACTGTAAATCGGCTGTCATGTTCGAGTACAAGAACAACGACCTCCAGTATCTTGTTTCCGAACAGGAAAAGACAACGGTGAAATGGGACAAGAAAAAACGTGAAGATATAACGGTAAAGACGGAGAGTTACACTATCTATGGTGAAGATCAGACGATAAAGTTCACCGAGTTGGAAGAAGTGGACGCTATGAAGGTCATACAAGCCAACAACATAGGCATTATGAACGGGGAATTTATCTTCGGTGATTATTTTGTGGAAGATGCTACCAAAAGGGAAGTTTACCTCATCACAATCTTTCCTGCTCATAACCTGGGTTATGTACCGGCAAAGAGGGTAGGGTTTAAGAGGGATTTGGCTACCAATGGACGCACCTTTGTCAGTCCTCTGGATAAAGCTACACCTATATTATTAAAGATGGTTAAAGCCAACAGTGAACTTGACCTCACGATGGCATTGCATACCTTTCCGCAGAAGATACAGTACAGCGCACGTTGCAAGGCAACAGACTGCCGTGATGGTATGACTGTTGAAGGTGCAATATGCGGGCATTGTCACGGGTCAGGGTACGAGATCATAACCTCAGCACAGGAAGCCATAACCATAGCGATGCCTAAAGACAAGGCAGATATGATTGACCTCTCTAATATAATAAGGTATGAATATCCGCCTGTTGATTTGGTCACGTTCCAGAAAGAGTATATAGATAACCTAACAGTATATGTTAAAGAAGCCGTTTTCAACACCGAGTTATTCAGCAATAAAGAAGTTAGTGAAACAGCCACAGGTAAGAATATATCATTACAGAATGTATATGATAGTCTTTATCCAGTTGCTCAGGCTTATTCAAAGGTATGGTACTTCTTAGTTACTACCGTTGCCGAGGTGACAGACCTTGACGAAGGGCTGGTAGCATTTTATCATTTCAGCAAAGATTTCAAACTGAAATCTCTTTCCGACCTGTACATGGATTTAAAGATGGTTGGTGACGCAAGGGCTTCGGAATTTGTTAAGATGGCTATTGAAGGCGACATAGCATCTATAATCTATTCAGAAGATGAAAGAGCGTTACTTAAATATAATGTAAAGCAGAGTTTCTTCCCTTTCAGCGGTAAAAGCCCTGATGAGATAAAGTTGATCGTTACCGGCACTGATGTAACGACCTTCACAAAGGTTTTCTATGCTAATTTCGGGCAGGTATTTGACCAGATAGAACTTGAACAGGCTGGTACAGTAGATTTCTATTACCTGTCAAGAGATAAACAATGGGAACTTATACAGAAAAAGGTTGAAGAAATTATAAAGGAAGTAGAAGACGAAGAACCGGAAATTCCTGTAATGGGAGAGTTTAATGAAACATCATCAACAAATACACAATCAGATGTCCAACAAAATAAGAAACTTCAGGGAGTTTAAAGCATTATGGGGCTATGATGAAGAAATATTAGAGGATCAGTATGAAACATCTATGATTACCATAGACCTTAACTCTGTCGTTTTATGGAACGAAGGTGACGGGAACCAGGTACTTGTAGAGATAGAAAATGCAGGCACACGATATTGTCTTGACATTTCCTATAAAGATTTCAGCAAGATTATGCAAGATTCTCGCAATGAACAGATACCAATGATAGTATTTAATAATTGATGACATCAAAATATATAGAAGATACGTTTGCAGAACTCGAAGCGCAGGTTTCAGGGATAGAATCTGATATGGATTCATTGGTATCTGATTACCTTAGTGATTTTGCCATTGATGATACCACACTTAAAAATATCTCGGATAACTATTCGCTGGCAAATAAAAGTGACAGGGTATTTGATGATGCTTATAAAACTTTCATTGCAGCATTTTTAATTTTTCTGGGAAAGAAAATAATTGACGGGGTGACAATGACGATAGCAGACTTCTCATCTAAGGGCATTAAGCCTGTCGGTAACGAAGTTAAACTTGCAGGGAAGATGATTGGCTTTGTAGAGGGTAAAATCGTCAAAGGAGGCTATCTGGATCAACTTGGGAGGATGGGCGTGTTAAGGCAGAAATTCCATGACTATATCATTAAATCGGTAAGCACAGGACAGAAGTTCAATTTATTCATGCGTAATGTACATCCTTTATTTAAGAGTGGGGATAAGGAAAGTATGCTGGCTTCTTATTATAGAAGGTATGCTTATGACAGCGTGGCACAGGTTATGAATATCGTTGCTTTGTATATCGCTGATGAACGTGGGCTGACGCATTTCCTGTATGAAGGAGGATTGGTAAAAGATTCACGCCCCTTCTGTCGTGCGCACGCAGGAGGTATCTATACGAGGACTGATGCCAAAAGGTTCGATGGTATATACTGGAAAGGTAAGATTCCTGATTTGCCTTTCCTTGTGGCTGTCGGAGGTTACAATTGTATGCACAGTATTAATTGGTTAGCTAACGAATAAGACATGAAAAAAGAATCCAAAGGGGATAAAAAAGTCCACAAAGTAATGCGGGAGTTTAAGGAAGGAACATTAAAATCCGGTGGTTCAAAAAAGAAAGTTAGTAGCAGGAAACAAGCTATTGCAATAGCTTTGAGCGAAAAGAAACGAATGGGTAAAAAGAAACGTAAATGAGATTTTCAGTTATTATGCCCTCTTATCTGGGTCATTACAGAAATGCAGCTAACAATAGAGAAGTAAAGATTGAACGTGCCATAGAAAGCGTTTTGGGGCAGAGATTTACGGACTGGGAACTCATTATCATTGCTGATGGGTGTGATCGTACCGTTGAAATAGCTGCCCCTTATTTTTATGAGAACCTTCCTAAAATAAGGTTATTGGAAATAGAAAAACAGAAATTATGGTCAGGGACAGTGCGTAATTCAGGGATAAGCAAGGCAGAAGGGGAAATAATAACTTACCTCGATATTGACGACAAAATTGGTGAGAATCATTTACAGATAATAAACGATAATTTTGGCGATGCTGATTGGGTATTCTACAATGACTATTACTGGGACAGAAAGATAAAGGGATTTACGGAACATGAATCAAGGATAGTTCCTGGTGAATGCGGAACAAGCAATATTTCACACCGTAGAAGTATCAACGCATGGTGGAAAAGCAATACTTATATGCACGATTTTGTGATGATAAATACGCTCATACCTTTTAAGATGGTTAAAATACCGGCTCCTGAATATTATGTTTGTCATTTACCTAACCGATATGATGTATAGTGCACTTAATAACAAAGATAGTAGTGGAAATACCAAATAATGATAATACTTCTGGTGGTGTTAACAGGATGTTAAGATTTGTCACTGAACTGCCTTATTATTCTTTGACAAGTGGAGGCATAAGGGATAGCATAAGAATCGCCAAGAATTTCGATCCTAAAATGATAGTGAGATTTCAGAATATTATGGAAGGCTATCCTATACTACCGTTACATTGGACTGTCGGCAGGCCGGATCATACCTTCCCTCAATGTGACATCTGTATAACTTATTCGGACAATCCTTACACAGAAGAGTTGGTTAAACTGCCACAGATAGGAAAGGTATTTATCCTTATGCTTTCTTACGGAATGAACCTGCCTGTTGAGCGCAGAAATGTCCTTAACAAAAAATTAACAGTTCTCTGTTCGTCAAAAAAGATTGAGAAGGAAATTCTTAAAGAAGGTGTTATAGTTCACCGGATAGGTATAGCACTTGATATGTCGGAATTTTATCTTGAACAACGGGAACGTAAAAATTACCTTGCCATCCTATATAACGACATGGAAACAAAAAAATACAGGACAGCGGTAAAAATTGCAAGCATATTATATAGGAGTAAAATTATTGACGGGGTAATAAGTTTCGGTAAGAAAAACGGTTATGAATCATTTAAAAAGCCTGAAGGATTGGTAAAACATTATTCTGATGCTACCCCTGTGCAGATAAGAGAGATATTCAATACCTGTAAGTGTTATTTAATTCCTTCGGTGACAGAAGGTATCAACCTGACACCAATAGAATCAACCATGTGCGGGTGTCCGGCAATAATCTGTGACGGAGCGATAGATGAAATATTCTTCCATGAGAAGAACTGTTTCATCGTTCCTAAAGAGGATGTCAAGGTGATGGTTGAATATTGCACAGAAGTTATTGAAAATTACGACAAATATGCTGAACCTTTCAGGAAAGAAATGATAGAAGTGACTAAAGAAATGACATGGGATAAGGTGATGAAAAATTTAATTGATATTTTATGTTAGATTTTCTCGATTTAGGATGTGGTAGCGGAGGTTCTATTAATTGGGGCAAACGTTTTGGTGGTAAAACGCATTTGGGTATTGGTGATAGAGTAGATGAATTATCTAAGGCAGTACAGGATGGTTATTTTGTTATGTGCGCAGATATTACGAAGGTGGAATTTCCTAAAGTTAGATATGTGACAATGCTTCATGTCCTTGAACATCTTAAAGATAAAAACGCAGTGAAGAAGGTTATAAAGAAATCTATTGAGGCAGCAAACGAATTTGTGTTCATCAAAGGTCCGACATTTGAGAATTACGACTATCTGAAATCTCTTGGTTTCAAGATCACATGGACAGATTGGTTTGGGCATCCTACATTCGTGACGGCAGATTTATTAGAATGGTGTCTTAAAGATTCAGGACTTTCATGGGTATATGGGTTTCAATATCCTATACCTGATTCCACATCAACGGAGATAATACCTTATACAGCACCAACAGATACGATAATCTATAATGGTTCTTTAGGTGAGAAACCTTATACTGAATTTGAGAACGTTTATCGTGAGATTTATTGTTTTATAAACATAAATTGCCTTGATTGGGAAAGGATAATAAGAACAGATGTATTATGATAGCTATAAAAAGATTACCACCGGAGCATTATTTACAGTTGATAAGGGAAAACAAACCTTTTTCTTTTTCGAGATTTGGTGATGGTGAGGTGTTGTGTATGTTCCATGACGCAAGAGTTCCTCAAAACTGTGACGGGAGTTTATTTCTTATGGATTTAATTGCTCCCATGATGCAAATATTTTCAAACCAATATGACTATTATCATTGCTTATTGGATTGCAGTTTTGATTGGAGTGGTGATTCCTTCAGGGAATTTATCAATAAGACCTGTTCTGAGATGCCTTTTTATGATGGAGAGATTTGGCAGGAGATGTCTTTTAATGGGAGGATAACAGAACTTGTCGAAACCATTTCATTATATGAACCTGTTTTTGTCGGAGGATCGCATCTTAAAAATGTTACATATATAAAAGGTGTAAAAAATAATTCTGTTCATCTTCCTGTCCCAGATATTAATGCTTTTATTGATATTAACAGGATATTGTCAGATATTGCAGATTTGTTTGTTTCAGGGAAACGGATGTTTTGTTTTAGCGCAGGATATACAACAAAAATAATCATTGATACATTATATCCTGTTATTGGTGAAGAAGCATTTATGATAGATATGGGGTCAGTATTTGATCCCTATTGCGGTAAACTTTCAAGGTCAGGGATGAAGTCAACTGGTCTTGAATATTTTAAACCGTTCACTAAAATGAAGTTAAAATGAAAATGATAATAACTACATGGGATAAGTCAAGCCATATCCTGAAAAACTTTGCATTTATGGCTGATAAATATATTCCGGAATTTGAAGTAGAAATACTTGGGTATAATATTTTCCCACATATATCAAGGAATTTCAAATGTATAAGCGTTGAGAATTTACAAAGATTCTGGGCTTCGGATTATTATGCGTACATGAGAACAATAACCGATGAATACGTTATCTTTGGTACTGATGATTTGCTTATCAACAGACCAGTAGATTATGAAGTATTTGACAATGTAATGGAACAGATGCAGAAAGATAATGAAATTTGTCGTTACGAACTTGGGACAGGCCACTGTTGGCATACATGGATAAACTTTATAAAGAATTACCCGGACTGGAACATTTACGAATATGGGAAAGGTTCTGAATACCGTATAAGTACTCAACTATCTGTGTGGAGAACGGAATATCTTTTAAAATATTTAAACCATCAATGGACACCCTGGCAGTTTGAACTTGAAGGGTCAAAGTTAGCCAATACCGATGGGAAAATGATTATAGCAACAAAGGGAAGATATGCTTTTGGTTATACCCATTGCCTGTCAACACAGCGTTATCCGGGATTAGTGAATGTGGAAGGAATAAAAGAAGAAGATATTAAGGAAATGATAAAACTTGGGATGCTTGACAAAGACAAATTACAGTTAGGTGACAGTGCAAATAGCAAACGTTATGAAGGTTAAAATTGTTATCATACCTGTACATAATCAACTGCCTTTCGTAAAGAAATGCGTTGAATCGGTATTGATTAAATCGCCTACTGCTAAAATTATTGTCATTGATGATGGTTCAACAGACAAAGAAACACACGACTGGATTAAAAACGGTAAAAACTTCATCCGACTTTATAACGAAAAAGCACAGGGATTCTCAGCCGCCTGTAACATGGGCATAGACTATACAATGACACATTTTGACTTTAACTGCCTTTGTCTTTTGAACAGCGATGCGGAAATTGTCACTCAGGACTGGTTCACCAAAGTAGAGGAATGTTATGTCTTTGGTAATAACATAGGTATAGCAGGGGTGGTTTCTGACAACGCTATGATGCAGACGATAAAGAACATACCTAAATATTTGAAGGTTATTGACGATAAACCTACAATCTATTGCAACATTATTCATGGATTCTGTTATTTTATCGGCAAGAAACTTATAGAAAAGATTGGGAGGCTTGACGGTGATTTGTTCCCTCATTACGGCAGCGAAGATGATTACAGCCTTAAAGCCATACAGGCAGGGTTCCATAATTTAATTGTCGGGAATGTCTTTGTAAAACACCATAATGAAACGAGTTATTCTCATTCGGTGAGGGTTAAATATCTGAAAAAGACATTACCGGCACTGATAAAACGGTGGGGTGCTGTCTATGTAGATAAATGTGTCCGGCAGGCTATGGAAGCAAATAAATATTTAAACAAATGATTATGACCAGAGAAAAAGGATATTTCAGTAACATACCACGATTTTACCGATGGCAGACATTTGACCATATCTGTTTCGGTTACGTTCAGGGATTAAGAACGGCTGTTCCTACGATGAGTACAACGGCAGCAATAAAGATATTCCTTGAACGGTTCGATCTCTGTGAAGAAGTGTATTGTTTCGAGAATGCAAAGGCTGCCTATTACAGAATCAGGGAATCTTTAGCATCAAAAGATATGGGTTTCGATCAGGAACCAAAAGAATAATTTATCAACAAATATACAAATCGAACAATTATGATTTATATTTGCAAACTTAAATAAGTATTTTATGATAAAAGCAATTAATAAACTCGGTGTTACCAAGACGTTCAGTGATTTGGTGTGGAAATTATTGGGAACAGATAAGCATGGATGGCAGGAATATTCAGAAGGCAGAGACCCCATAAAGGTACCAATGGAAATCAAAGAGTTTCAGGCAAAGAAACAGGAGGAAAGTGAAACGATAAAGGAATTTACAGATCATAAAGACATCACATCAGGGTGGTCTCCGAAAGATGCAGCAGCTTCGGTGGAGATAATGAAAGAATATCTGACATCAAAAGGAGTAAGATATCATCCGAATATTGGTTATGACAAGTTAAAAGCAAAATATAATGCAAATAAGAAATAAGAAAACCGGCAGGGAATACAGTATGACTGCTGATGAATGGCAACAAATCATTAATCTCGATTATCAAAAGTGTTATGTTATCGTTGACCGTAGCAACATGATAGAAAAAAGAGTATTAATACCAGCAAAGATCATTGAGTTTCAAATTAACGCACCTAAAAAAATCTTACCTAAGAAACCAATTAAAAAAGTAAATAAAAAATTATGAGTGACGTATTCAAGGACTTTGCCGTTAAGTCTTTAAATCTTACGGATGAACAGTTTGCCGAAATCGTATATTCGGATGATAAAACAACGGTGAAAGACACGGCAATATCAGAACTCCTCAGACTTGATGCAGAAAGGGTAAAAGGATTAAAAGCAGCAAGTAAAGACGAACTAACCCTTATGCACGATAAAGGGTACAAGAAAGGACAGGTGGAGACGCTTTCCAAATTTGAACAATCCCTAAAAGAAGAATTTGGTGTTGTGGAAAGCAAATCACAAGGTTCAGAATTGGTAAAAGAAATCATTAATAAAATCAGCAAAGACACAAAACTTGATGACGACAAAGTAAAACTTCATCCTCTCTATGTGCAACTGGAAAAGAAACTTGGTTCTGACTATGTAGCCAAAGCAGACTTTGACAGGGTGCAGGGAGAATTTGATGGCTATAAAAACGGAGTTGAAAAAGAAAAAGTATTGACCGTTGTTATTTCGGATGCTTTGCGTGCCTTCAGGGAACTAAACCCGGTATTACCAAAAGATGCCAATAAGGCATTGAACCAGGAAACAGTTTTTTTAGATAAACTAAAGGCATTTGAATACGAAGTACAGGCTGATGGAAGCCACATTATTAAAGTTGACGGTAAGCGTTTGGAGAACGCACAGGGTCATCCGGTAGGATTCAAAGATTTTATCAGGCAACAGGCAGATAAATATTTTGAGTTCCAGGTACAGAATGCAAGAGGTAGTTCCGGCAATGAAAACGGTGCAAATAGTGGATCGGGAATAACTATTCCAAAAACACAAGCAGAATTTAACATCGCTTATACAAACGAACCTGATCCCAAGAAGCGTGTTGCACTGGCAGATGCATGGGATGCAGTGAACAAGAAATAAGTTGGCGAACTTCTAATCGCATGGCCTGTCGGCTACGGACTTGTGCAGTAGATGCTAATTAATCATATTATTAATTTAATCTACAAAAACTATGTCAACAACTGGCGGTTCATTCGATGAAACCATCCTTTTGAACCAAAGGGTCTTAGCAGACCGAATTTCCTTTGATGATCGTATCATGCAGCAATTCAAGCCGCATTATGACATCATTCTTGCCCTCAGAGCCGCACAAACGGCTACCGTACAAACAGCAGTTTCACGCAAAAAGAATGTAGCTGTGGAAGTCCTGTGGGAAAATTTCTGTGATATTGTTGCAGAATCATGTACCAATGACTGTACTGTTGGAGGTACTAAATCTTCTACCAATGCTCAGGAATATGACCTTACCTTCTGTGAGGAAGTAAATTTCTCTATGGATGAGCGTGATTTCATTGACAACGAGTTTGACATGAACGTGGCTAAAGCCTTTCTCATGGCAGACAAACGTTTGACCGATGCCTATGCTCTTTATGCAGTAGCCTTCCTCGAAGCATCTCTCGGATGCAATATGCTCACTACCGGCAAAGGTACTGTTGTAGGAACAAACACATCCATCCCTGCCGCTTACTGGACACCTTCCCTTGCAGCCTATTTCAATAGGGTAGGGATAATGAATCAGTTGACCAATCCTATTTTCCTTTCAGGGAATAACCTTTATGAGCAGTATTTTGTTGCTCAAAGGATGGGAGCCAATGCTGATGGTAAAGGTGATCTTGCTTTATGGGCTGGGTTACAACCTTACTTTGATTTGTGGAATATTGACACCGTAAATTCACCCGACCTGAAATCATATCTGATCTCTGTTGGTTCGGTGGCTTTGGCTAACAAATTCTACAATCCACCTGTTCCTGTGACCGGATTCAGCAACGTGAAATACACTATGCCTTCACGTTATCTTCCTGGTTTCACCTATGATGTGTTCTACAATAACGCTTGTATTGACGACAAGTCATTGTGGATGCACAACTACACCGTGAAACTTAAAGCCGACATCTTCCTTAATCCTACCGGATGCAATGGTTGTAATACGGGGATTTTAGGTTTCAGCTGCGGTGATTTGAATGCGGCTTAGCAGGTAAAACCATTTCATTGTGAATTAAAAAAGCCTCCGGTAATTCGGGGGCTTTTTTAGTACGTCAAAATAATTGACTTAGCATAAACAGTAACTTACCTTTGCCAAAAAATAATTCTATGAGCATCATCAATGATTGTTATGACTATATTATAGGATTAACACAGTCTAACTGCGATTGTTACGATATACCTGCTGATGCAGGCACATCACTATCAGGATTGTTTATCACGGATATGGCTTCGCTGGCATGGATCGAGACATTAGGTAATTGTGAAGCCGGTGACCTGTGGACACAGATGGAACGGGCAAGGGATTTGGCTATAACGACCTTTCAGGCTGACACCAATGCTAAGCTGATGCAGGGTTTCAAACTCAAACGTTTGAACTTTATAGGAACAATAGGCAGGGGTGTAACTAAAGGAGTAGTTAACCAGACCAACTGGACTTATTACGGAATAAGGCTGCATTGTGCCAACGTTAAATCAGGTATCGCTGTTGTGAAAGGAATAGGCACGTTATTTACAGCCACAGGGTCTATTACGCTTGAAATATGGAACAATCTCGGTGATCTGATACAAACCATTACCTTGAATACAGAAGCTCTTAAACACAAGCAAAATGCCCTTAACATAGAACTACCTTTACACAGTCCTTATGTGGAAAACCTTGAATACTATTTTCTGTATCAGGGTACGGCAAATCAGGCACGCAACAACGACCTTAAATGTAATTGTGGAGGGTTCAAGCCAGTATTCGACACGCACAAACCTTACTTTAATTATTCTCAACGTGACAGAAATTACGGTTGGTCGCACTGGCTTATGGCAGGAGGTTATCACGGAGCGTTCCCTGATTTTGAGAACTGCAATCACACGACAACTAACCTGATGTATGGGTTGACCATTAACGTGGAGTTGAAGTGCAAAGTAAGCGAAGTGCTTTGTATGGAATCATTGGATTTTGAAAGCAACAATCTGGCCGGTGCAATGGCATTGGCGATACAGCATAAAGCTGCTTCTATTCTTGCCGGATGGATTATCAACAGCAAGAATCTGAGCAGGTATAACATAACGGAATCAGAATTGCTCATTGAGGACATAAAGAAGTGGGGCAGGGTATATAATGACATGGTAGAGTTCATAGGGACAGAAGCCGATGTATCGGTAAATGATTGTCTGGTTTGTCGGGATATTTTTGAAATGACAAGGAGAGGGATCATGGCATGACGTATAACAGTTTAGATGAATTTATTCAGGCATTGGAACGTGCCAAACTGGCTATTCCGAATAAGTTATTTCCTGTTGCATATACATTAACCCGATCAATGAAAGAAGATATTAAGAAAAGGGTAAGTGAAACAGGCAAGTCAAGTTTAGGTGGATCGTTCTCACCTTACTCACCAAAATATGCAAAGAAGAAATTAAAGAAAGGGAGTGGTGCTTTAGGAAAGACAACGGCATTTAAGAATTTTTATCTGACAGGTACGATGTGGAACGGATTTGATATTACGAACAGGGAAATTACTGGTGACACAATAAAACTTAGTATAGGATTTGCTGGTTCAAACACTTACGCTTCCAACAGGGAACTTGACGAATACCATAGTGATGCTGAAGTATCAAACAAACATGGCCCTATGGCTAATCCAACAGAAAAAGAAACACTTGCGTTTGTTGCAGAAATAGAACAATCTCTTGGTAAAATAATAGAATCCATATTATGATAACCGAAATAGCATATCAACTCGTTAAGAACCTTTCAGAGAATCTATCATTCATTGACAAATGGGTAGGACTGGCTATACCAATGCGTAAGATGATAGAAAAGAAAGAAAAGATATTCCCGGTAGCATACAACATTGATCCTAACTGTGACGTATCAGAATACACAGATTTAGTCCCTGATAGCAAAAAAAGTGCAATATGCTACTGTGAAAAAATTAATGAGATAACATTTGAACAGATAAGAAAGAATTATTTCATTGCATCAACAGATTTACGCATAGTTTTATGGTACAACCTCAACAGGATTACCGAAGGAGATTATATTGACGAAGGCATAATGGCAGCCAATTTGCTCGCAAAGATACCTCGGACACTTAGCAATTCGCTCTTTACTTACGTCAGTAGCGTCAATATTTTCCCCTCCGGTGCTATGACAGGAGCATTGATATTTAGTAAATACACCTATGAGGAAGTAAGGACACAATTCGTTACACATCCTTACGGTGCTGTGGCTGTTGACGTAAACATACAATACGTCATAAATAAATGTGTTGAAGAACTTATTCCGGGATTAAAATGTAACGTGATATGATTTTAGAAGCCGTTCTCATTGGCATAGTAGCATGGGTGTTTGTCATTATCCTGATGGAAGAAGGGATGATATTCGGGTGGTGGTGGTGGCCGCTTAACAAACTCCCTGACTGGTTTGCAAAGCCATTAGGTAAATGTGAATATTGCATGGCTGGACAAATGGCTTTATGGTATTATCTATATGCTCATTTAGACAATTACGACTTTTGTTATCATATTGTTTACATATCACTTTCAATATTAACCGTTAAAATATTAAATCAGGTACAATGGATTTAAAACAACTGGATTTGAATGCTTCTGAATTTGAAGCAAAAGGCATTAAGAATTATGTCAAATCGTCTCTTAGCGTTGAACGTTACAGGATATTTGAAAAACTTCAGGTAGAGTTTGGTTATGGAAGGTCGTTTGAGGATTTCCATAAGCAACTTGAAAAGTCTGTTGAATTGGCGAATAAGGGTAAATCACTTGAAGCGTGGAACATTGTATTTAATTTAAAAGATGGTGTTGGTAAATCACTTGAGAAGTCAGCGCATCCGGCAATGTTGATATGTTCATTATTCATTGTCTGGGAGGATGAAGATTTAACGACATGGGATGAACAGAAGGCAGAAGAAAAGATAAAGACGTGGAATGATGAAGGGTTTGACATGAACGGTTTTTTTCGGTTAGCCGCAAATTTGGTGAGCGGCTACATAGAAATCTTAGAAAGCATTTTCCAAAATACTTTAAAGTTGGAAAAGGAATTGGAATCATTGAACGCATTGAAGTAGAGAAGTTAAATTTAGATTTGTTATGGTCTGATTTAATGACTAAGATAAGTAAGACCGGAACGATGAGTTACAAGGATTTAAAGACGTTGGATATTTACGAGTTTTTTTTAGTCCTGACAAATATAGAACAACAAAATAAAACTGAAAGAGATGCCATACGGGATTGATATTAACATAAACTTCGGGCAAACCAATACTTCCATTACCGGATTAGTAGGGACTATTAATGAATTAAACGCCTCTATAAAACAGTTTCAGGCTACTATGGTGGGGAATATACCACCCACTAAGGCTGCCAATGATGCTTCTGTAAAACTGATAAATACATACGATAAGCTAAAGAAAGCGGTTGATAGTGCTAAAAATGCTATCGATCAACAAAAAAAAGAACTTACTGAATTAGCTGCAACTGGTAATCGAAACACCAAAGCATTTAATGACGCTATTGAAAGAATGAAAGTATTAGATAATACTTATGTTAAGGCAACAGCCAATCTAAATAAATATAATCAAAAATTAAATCAGACAACAACACAAACTCAACAACTTGGTGTAGCTAATACAAAATCCGGTTCAACTTTAGGTGCATTAACTAAGGGATTTAATTCATTAGGTGCTGTATTAGGTATTTCTTTTGGTCTTTATGGTGCTATCAGAGGTATTCAGTCAGTTATAAAAACTATTGCAGAATTTGACCTTGCGGCACATAAGTTACGTTCTATCTTAGGAGAAACAGCAGATGGGATGAAAGATATAGAAGCATCCGCTATTTCCGTAGGGAAAGCAAGCATATTCGGGGCAAAAGGCGTTGTAGAGCTTCAAATCGAACTTGCGAAGATGGGATTCACTAAGGGTGAAATAATGGCTATGCAGCAAGCTATTGTGAACCTGGCTACTGCTACACAAGAAGAACTTGCACCTTCGGCAGAAGTTGTGGCTAATATAATTCGTTCATTTGGGTTATCCGCCGGACAAGCAACGATGGTAGTAGATACAATGGGTAAAGCGTTTAATGATTCTGCATTGGATTTGTCTAATTTCAGAGAGGCTATAAAGTATGTAGCACCTATTGCAAGACAAGCAAATTTTACTTTTCAGGAAACAGTTGCATTACTGGAAGCCTTATCTAATGCAGGTATCAAAGGTTCATTAGCCGGAACAGGACTTACTAATATCCTTTCACGTTTGGGAAATGAAAATAGTAAATTTGTTAAGACACTTGGACATACTGTTGAAGGTTTTGATGGATTTATTGAGGGGATGATTGAACTGAAAAAACGTGGAGTTGATTTAAGTGGAATATTTCAATTAGTAGATAGAAGGGCTGCCGCTACATTTAGTATTCTTTTAGAAGGTATTGATACGGTAAAAGAATTTAAACAATCATTGATGGATGCTTCTGGAGTAATGAAAGATCAGGCCGGAGTACAATTAGAATCTATAACATATCAGGCAACATTACTAAATGAATCATGGAAGGCTTTGATGATTGAAATAGATAAAGGGAATGGAATTATTACTTCTACTATTAAATTATTTTTAGAACTTGGGAATGCTATTGTTACTGCATTTGGTGATCCTGCCGGAGCAGCTAAAAAGTTGAACGATGAACTTTCATTATCATTTCGTTCATTAGATAATATCTTAGATGAAAGATTTGTATTACTTAGTGCAAAACAACGATTTGAATATGATAAATTAACTAAGCAAGCAAGAGAATATTATCGTGCAAGGGCGGATTTAATTAATGAATTTAATGATCGTGAGAAAGCGATTAATGACAATTTGTTTACACCAAAAGAATTTAAAATTCTCGAAATAGGGGCATTAAAAGTAGAATTTAAAAAAGCATTAGATGCTCTTGATAAAGAAGTTAATGAAGAAGTTGGGGATATTCAAAATAAAATGCTTGAAATGAGGCAGGATTTTATTGACAAAGCTGCTAATAAATATGTTGTTGAATTTTTAGCCATTTCAAAAAAAATAGGAGCAGATAAGGCTGACGAAATAGAGAGGGCTAAATTATTGAGATTGAGAAAAGAATATAAAGGTAATATTGATATTATTAATATATTAGATAAGGCTTTAGAAAGAATTTCAGTTGAATATGCAAAATTAAAAGATTTTAAAATAGGTGATGGTGCAACAGATGAGGATTCTAAAAAAGCAAATAAATTATCCATTGAACGTCTTAATGCCGAAAAGGATGCTCTTATTGCTATTGCCAAACAACGTGAAAATGATGCTACCAGAGAACTTGAAATAGCAAGTATTACCTATGAATATGGTGTTAAATTATTAAGATTGCAAGAAACAGATTTACAAACATACAATCTTAAATTCATCAAATTAGATGAAGACTATACAAAAGCAAAACAGGATATTTACGAAAAGGCTTTTGAAGGAATTTCCAAAATGAATGATGACCTTTTAAAGAAAGCATTTGATACCGGGAAAACACAGATAGAAAAAGGAAAATCTAATATAGCACAGGATAATTGGGATGAATTTATAAAAGTTGGTAGAGCAGCAGCGGCAGAATTTGATAAATTAGCAAAAGATAATCCTATCCTTGCAATGCTTTTTGGTGGAGCGAGGATGAAAGAGAAATTAGGAAATCAGGAAATAACAGAAGATCAGTTTGATACGATGGTAGAAGTATCAGAGAAATCCTTTGATATGATAAAAAACCAGATTTCAGGACTTGCAGACGCTTGGGTGGAGGCTACCGACAGGATAGTGGATGCAAGAAACAGGGCTGTTGACGAAGCACAGCAATCATTAGAAACAGAAATAGAATTAGCTAAAGCTGGTTTTGCAAGCAACGTTACGCTAAAACGTAAGGAACTGGCAGAAGCTAAAAGGCTTCGTAAAGAGGCATTGGAAGATCAGAAGAAAGCACAAAAAGCACAGTTGGCTATTGATACTGCAATGACAGCATCGGCTTTGATAACATCAGCGGCTCAAATGATAAAAGTTAGTGCTCCGTTTGGAAT